ATTGTAAAGATGTGCCGAATGAGTTTTACGGCTGTATTCGCAAACTTTACGACTATGAGAACACAGGCTACAACCCCGATTTTATCGACACAATATCTTATATCCTTGAAGATATGAAGGATTTGTTCGAAAATCCCACAACCGAGAACATCAAGGCTTGCAGAGCCAAAGTCGATTACATTTTAAGCGCAAAAGACAAAGCCGCCAGCTAATGCACAGCTGACGGCAAAGTGAAAAGATATAAAAATATTTACCGTATTTATTATATCTTTTCTCTCTTAAAAAATCAAGAGAAAAGGTGAATTTATATGAATATTTTAGAAAATGCAGTCAACTGCATAAAAAATCAAGGCAAAGACTATAAAAAATACTCTAACGGATGGAACGTAATGCAACAGCTTATCGACATTATCACAGTACAGCCGGAGAGCGCAGAAATTGTATTGCAGGACTTAAATGTTGAAGAAATGCAAGTACCTGCACTCGTGAAAAAAATAACAAGCAAGAGAATCGCAAATCCTGTTGAAGTTATGAACGCTATTTGCGACTTTTACTCAATCCCAAAACCGAGCGAATTGCCACCCGAGGTGTGGCGAATGAACAGTACCTCTCCTACCCCGGCAAAGTCTGAAAAACAAGGCTTTATAAACCTTATGGATTTACTGTGAGGTGAGTATAAATGCAGAGAAAAAAGCTGTTAGCGTTAGAAATCAACAAAAACCGTGCGGACATACCTGTAATGCAAGCAGTAGTTGAGTTTCAGCATAAAGACAAGTATTGCAATTATACGACACACAAATACAATTATGTTTATGATGCCTTTATTGATGAGTCAACAGGTGAAAAAACTCTTATAGTTGATATGTTTAAGCCTGCCCCGGCGGCGGAGTTTCTCTATAGACTGTTCATCGGAAAAAACAAGCAATGTGATGACAAATGGTTTATCGTTAAATCAGACGGCACAGTCAGTGAAAGCAGTTTGCAGGTTGATTATTACTACCATCAATTCTATTATCCGTTCAACGCTGATACTGATAAGGTGATTGATGAGTATTTGTCAGATACTAAATCATATGCAAAAGGTAAAGGCATCGAAAAAATAATAGCTTGGCAAAAAGCAGTCAGGCAAAAAAGGCTCAAAGATAAATATCAAAAAATTAAAGACAGCATAAGTTATGAATTAGCAGAAATTCGCCCACTGCCGCAGGCGGTACATAAATGGATTGATAATACCGTAATGGCATATAGCCGATATATGTTTTATGATGCCAACGGCAAAAAGCAGACTACTGCAAGATGTTCCGTATGCGGTAACGAGGTTACTATTAACAAAGTACGCAGCGGAGATAAAGTCACTTGCCCTGCCTGTCACAAAAAGTGCACTGCAAAACCATATCGAAAATATTTGAATTCAAACGGCTTTTGTAACAGAGAAACAATAATGTATCTGCAGCCGTTCAAAGGAACAAGATTTTGTGCTCGTGAGTTCATAATCGAATACTACTACGATTGCGGCAGAATTAAGCCGGTCATCAGTATGCAAGAACTTTCAAGAACAACTTGCGACTTTGACGGACAAGAAATGCGAGTGCAGGAATCATACACATATGACGAAGATTACAAAGGCGGTGACTGGCGAAAGGATTATTTTAAAAGTGTAAACTCAAGTTTGCAACTCTACCCCGGCACACTCAATAAGATATTTAAGCGTGTAAAAGGATTTAACAAGTGGCATATCGACTACGGCAGGATTGCAAAGCAATGTAATCCTGTTGGATTTGCGAATTTGTACGACGCTGTAAATAAAGTTGCGTGCTTGCCGAACATGCTTAATAACGGCTTAGTTGAATTAGCACGAGATGTAATCGCAAAAAGATACAATGCAAGCTTGTATGATTTAACTAAAGGGTCATTGGCTAAAAGCTTTGGCATAACTAAAGACGATTTAAAAATTCTAAAGCCTTTAAATGTTAGTTACAGAGAATTTGAGCTATACAAAGCATATCAAAGCACAGGCAGAAAAATAGACTTTGAAGAGCTGAAAGAATTTTTTGAAGTCAGCTCAATAATTGATTGTAATACAGCAGAAATGCTTAGTATTTTACAACGCAGTTCATTACGGAAATTCTGCCAATTTTTCCGTAAGTGGGAAAGTGAAAATTGCACAAGCCAAGATAAAGACAGCTGGTGGGATCCAAGACGGCATTTTTTTAGTGATTATAAAGACTATATAGAAAACGCTACCTTGCTCGAATATGACTTATCGAATTTAGAAGTCCTCTACCCTAAAAATTTTAAGCAGGCTCACGATTTAGCGTACAGCATAATCAAGGATAAAGAACTTAAAAATGCAGAACTTCCACAAATTGCTCGACAATACGAATCTTATAGCAATTTATATAGCTATGAGGATAAAAATTATTGTATTATGCCACCGTCAAGACACAATGACCTAAAAAACGAGGGCAAAACGCTATGCCATTGTGTTGCAACATACGCAAAAAGAGTTGCTGTTGGCAGTACAATTATACTTTTTATCCGCAAGACGAGCGAAAAAGACAAACCATATTTTACGCTTGAGCTTAATCCCACAACTTATGAAATTGAGCAATGCAGAGGATTGAGAAATTGTGCGTATCCAAAAGAAGTTAAAGACTTTATGGATAAATGGTACAAAACAAAAATAGAACCATTGAAAAGGAGTAAAGAAAAATGTCAGACAACAGCAGCATAATGAGCATAATGGATATTGGAGATTTTAATATTACAGAAATAAATGAAGATACAAAAACATCGCTTGCACTGCATCAGAAAATTTTAGCAACCGAACAAGCAGGGGCTATTATAAAGGTAATGCAAGGAAAAAATCTTAAAATTATGAGAGATATCAAGTTATTTAATACACTTGGCTTTGATAGTTTTGAAGAATATACAGAAAGAGCCTGCGGAATTAAACGCAGGCAGGCTTATAACTATATAACCATATACGAAAAATTAGGAGAAAAATTTTTGCAGTCAAATGCACAGCTTGGTATTACTAAATTGCAATTACTTACAGAAGTATGTGCGGTAGACAGAGATGATTTTGTTGCAGAAAATGACCTCGCCGGTATGTCTGTAAAAGAAATAAAAGAACTTGTCGAAAAAAGCAAGCAGCAAGGTGAACAGCTTGCTCTTCTCGGTGATGAGCTTAACGACAGCAACAACGCACAGAAATCGTTACAAGCAGATAAACAAAATCTCGCAGAGGAAAACAAGTTATTGCACAAACGAATTAAAGAACTCGAAAGCAAGCCTGTTGAGGTTGCTGTACAAGAACCAACGCAAGCGCAAATTGAAGCAGCGGCAAAAAGCAAAATAAACAGCTTAAAAGCGTCATTTGAAAAAGAAAAACAAAACGCTGTTGAAGAAGCCGTTAAACAAGCTACAGAAAAAACAAAATCAAGCGTTAAAGAAACTCTTGAGAAAGACTACAAAGCAAAGCTTGAATCTATTAAAAAAGAACGACAAGCCGCTCTTGATAAAGCAAAACAGTTAGCAATCAAGCTTGACAAAAATGCAGATGCTGACCTTGTGACAGCAACTCTTTACTTCAACGAGTTACAATCACATCTCAAAAAGTTTATTAACAGCGTTGAGAAAATTTGTGAAACAAATTCGGCGCAAGGTGAAAAGCTCAAGCAGATTGCACAAAACTTCTTGAGCAATACTATTGCAAATCTTAATTAATCAGTTAGTAAGCTCCGCACGGCTTTACTATATATCAGAAAGTACAACTTTCGTTGATTATTCTTCCTAAAATTTAATAATATTACTGACTTGCATAATGTTACTGCCGGAGCAGCCGCACCTGCTCTTTTTTAAGGAGAAATAATATGAAACAGAAAAAACTTGATCATCTTGATTTGGTATGTCTTGAGATTGCTAAGTATAACAAAATACATAACACATATTACAGCTACGGCGAATACACAGCTTTAGTGCGTGCAGGAAAGATTATATCAGATGTTGTGAGTGAAAAGAGGTGTAAGAAAAATGAAAACAAAAAAGTGCTTTGACATCTGCAAGAAAAGTGGAGTCTTTTATGTGTATCAAGCCGAATATGATGAGCAGTGGCTTTCTGACGGAAGAGCCTACTACCCTATCACAGGTTTACCAATGCTGACAGAAGACAGCATATGCAAGCTCTATGATATTAACGATACTCAGAGAAACAAGTGTTGCTTTGAATTTTTTGTTGGCACTCCTCCAATCTTAGTGTCTGACAGTGATCCAAATGAATCAGATGCTGAGATGTGGGATATTACAATAGCAATCAAAGATAAGATAGTCATACCGATTTCGACCGAAGAGGGAATTTTATTTGTTGATATAAAATATTTAGCTCCGTTTACCGATATGCCAAATGGCGATATGCGTTTGACTATAAGAGATGGGATTAATGGCAAGAAATATGTATGCGTCAAGTTTGGCTTGATAGCATATGCATTTATTGCTCCTGTTGATGTGATTAACGACGAATTTGTAAATAAGATTGAAAAACTATACTCACAGTCAAAAATAGCATTGAACAATTTAGGAGGTTCGATTAAGTACAATGAAACAGTATGAAGCAGACGAACAAAAGAAGCTCTTTCGCTGGGCTGACTTTATGAAGACAGAGTATCCCGAATTGGATATGATGTTTCATATTCCAAACGGCGGTAGTCGCAATAAACTCGAAGCGGCCAACCTAAAGAAACAAGGTGTGCGTGCAGGCGTGCCGGATATATGCTTACCTGTTGCTCGTGGAGGTTATCACGGACTGTTTATCGAGCTTAAATTTGGCAAGAACAAAACAACAGCAAAGCAAGACGAATGGCTTGCAAAGCTGAATGAAAAAGGTTATGCAGTCGCTGTTTGCTATGGCTGCAAAAAAGCACAGGATAAAATTCTTAAATATCTTAATTTAGGAGAATAACAATGAAAAATGAAAAAGCAGAAACCAAAGTCGAAGAAGTCGCAGAAGAGGGTAACTTTGACACTCTGAGTGAACTTGACAAACTTGCGGTCGGATTTATCGCAGGTGAAATTGATACAGATATAATAAACAGTCTTGATACATACAACCGTTGGTTTGTGCTGTCGATGTCAGCTATATATAGTTGCGGCAAAATCGGCTTGCTCTCGGCTAAAAGTTGTGTGCAGGTCAAATACAAGTTATTGAGCGAATACAGACGATTCAGAACAGAAACATATTTCGCAGAGATTGAGCACCGTGAATGGATTAAACGAACGAGAGAAACATCTTGCAAACTTACAGAACTTGCACATCAAATTAATAACAAAGATACTGATGCATTAAAAACAGCTGTCGAGATTATTGACTTATTCACGAAACAAGATGTATATAATCAATTATTTATAAAAGCAGAAGCTGATGAAGAGTATAAGCAGAAATGTGTACAAGCTCTTACACAAAATGAAAAACTCTTCTTCGACCGCTTTGGAAATATACCTTTTGTAGATTTGCTTTTTAAATTCTATAAATCCACAGAAGAGAACAGAGCAGCGGAAATATACAAAGAGCTTGATTGCGACAATCTCAATGTTATTGCTCACCGTGTACCTGTAAAGTCTGAAAATTGCAAAGGCATAGCAAAATCATATCTTGAATATTTCAAGTAAAAATCGCAGGGGCTGAAATGCCCCTGCATATCCTGCTCAAGTAATTAATTAAGTGACCGCTATAAAAAATAATGATATAATAAAGGATTTATAAAATGTACATATATAAATGTGAAGTTAAATCAGGGCCTATGCTCGAAATAAAATATTATAAATCATTACGCAAGCGTAACAAAAAGAACATTGCACGCAATTTCAATCAAGCAAAAACAAACGAAAAACAAGCACTTGCAAACCGCATTCGTGGAGAGCAGCATACTCAAAGACTTATCCTCTGTAACTTTACCGAAGGAGATTGGTTTGCTCGCTTTTCAGCGCCCAAAGGAGAATTCACAGAGGAGCAGTTTGAAAAGATTGTTAATAATTTTTTCAAACGAATCAAACGCAGAACAGAAAAAATAGGAGTACAATTCAAATACATTGGCTACTGTGAAAGTGGCAAGCTCGGCAAGAATTGGCATCTGCATATAGTGATTGAAGATTGCATCAGAGAAATTGCAACAGAGTGTTGGCAATGGAAAAACGGCATAAACTTCACACCGCTATATCAAGACGGCAATTTTGCCGATCTTGCAAAATATATTCGCAAAGATGTTTGCGGAAAGAAAAGGTTAAGAACATCAAGAAATCTAACCAAGCCCGAAGTAACAGTTGTTGAGGGCAAAAAGCGTGAATTCAAAAAACTTGAAAAAGGCGAGGCTTTGCCTGTGCCTGATGGATATTATTTTTACAAAGACGATATGTGGGTTAATGACTTCACTGGAGCAAGCTATCATTTTGTATTTATGCAATTGACTGCAACAAGGAGGCTGACAAACAATGAACCTAAAACAAATCAGAGAAATGAGTGACAATATCTGTAATTACAGAGTCAGGATAGCCACTCTTGAAGCAGAGGTAACGCACATTACCTCAAACATTACTGCTGCAAACGGAGCAAGTGCGTCAGGGAGCATTGACAAGATAGTGCCCCAAATAGCTGACCTTCGAAACAAATTACACAACACGGAAACGAGAAGAGCTGTTGCAATATGCAGTATACCAACTGAAACGACAGAAGGCAGCTGCTTAATTTTGCATTTGCGTGATAAGCGTTCTTGGAAAGAAATAGCGTTCATTATGGGCGGAGGGAATACAGAGGACGGAGTGCGTATGATGTGCAATCGCTATGAGTGGTGAAAGTTGTTCGTTTGTTCGCTTAAGGGTGTGTTAGAATATAATTGAGCAAAGCTCAGAAAATACAAAGTTAATCAAGTCGCTGTTAATACAGCGGTTTATTTATTTGCAAAATGATAAAAAGAAATGTAACAACAGAATGGATAATACAACAAATACAGGACGGCAAAACATACAGGTTCTATTTGACCGCTGACTGGCAAAGAGTGCGAGATAAAAAGCGTACAATGGAACACAATGAATGTGAACGGTGCAGAGCCGTAGGAAAATATAGCCCCTGTGAAGCGGTGCATCACAAGAAGTACCTTAAAGCAAGACCTGACCTTGCTCTTGACATCAACAATCTTGAATGTCTGTGCAAAGATTGTCATTACAAAGAGCATCACAAACTGCAAGAAAAAATTTTTTCAGAAGAATTTTCCGAGAAATGGTAGCACCCCCGGGGTCAAAAATCGCATTTACCTCAAGTGTGTGGATAACGGTGTACAGGGTAGACAATTTGTCCTCGCACGCACGCACGAGAAATTTTTGTGAAAGGATCAATAAAATGGCACAAGTTAAAATGGCAAAAATCAAAGAAAGCTTAATTGAACAACTCACATTAAAAGGAGCAGACATTGATGTGTATCGTGACTTAATCGAAAGTTACATTTTCTACACTAAACTCGAACGACAAATGCAAGCTGACATCAAGAAAAACGGCTTGTCATACAAGGCAATTTCCTCGACAGGTAAAGAATATACTAAAGACAATCCGTCAGTGAAAAATTCAATAATGTACAACAAGCAAAGACTTGCGATTCTATCGCAAATGGGGCTATCAATCGACAAGGTCGAAAGTGATGTAAATGACGAACTGTAAATACCTTGACGATTACATAAAGCAAGTAAAAAGCGGTCAATATCGTGTATGCAAAGAGCAAATACAGCTTGTAAATTTCATAGAAAAAGTATTCGAAAATGAGCAAGTTTATGTTGACAGTGAGCAGGTTGAAAAGTATTTTGCTCTACAGAAATATTTTCCATACGAATTATTTGCGTGGGAAAAGTTTTGTTTTATTCTGCATAATTGCACATATTCCGCACCGGGTGTATTAAGATTTCCCGATTTAGTTTGTGTGGTCGGGCGAGGCGCAGGAAAAAATGGCTATCTTGCATTTGAAGATTTTGCTCTGCTCACGCCTGTCAACGGCATACGCAATTACGATATTGACATTTGTGCAACATCAGAAGAGCAAGCAAGCACAACCTTTAATGACATCTACGAAATTTTGGAAAACAATTCTACAAAAATGCAGCGGCATTTTAAGTGGAACAAAACAGAGATTACAAACATAAAGACTAATTCAACAATCAGATACAGAACTTCAAACAGCAAAACGAAAGACGGAGGCAGACCCGGTAAAGTCGACTTTGATGAAAAGCATGCATATGAAAATTATAAGCTCATTGATGTTTTCACAACGGGCTTAGGCAAAAAAGCTATGCCACGCAGAACAACAATTACAACTATGGGAGATGTTCGGGACGGGCCGCTTGACAACGAGCTTGCCGCAGGTCTTGAAGTGCTGAATGGTGATGCACCTGACAACGGCACTCTTTATTTCATATGCAGGTTAGACAATGAAAAAGAGGTATATGAGCAAGAAAATTGGTACAAAGCAAATCCGTCGTTGCAATATTTTCCAAATTTGTTAAGAGAAATTCAAAAGGAATTTGAGGATTGGAAGCGTGACAAAGTAAACAATTCATCTTTTATGACTAAGCGTATGAATATCCCCAAAGGTACAGAAATGCACCCGGTTACAGCGTGGAAAAACATAAAAGCCACAAACAGACCGCTACCCGATTTGGAAGGCAAAACTTGTGTATTTGGTCTTGACTATACTAAAACAACAGATTTTCTCGGAGCAGGTTTGCTGTTTATGATTGATAACGAAATTGTTTGGAAACCGATGTCGTGGTATTGCTCACAATCCGCTGACCTCAGCAGAATTAAATTTCCGTATGATAAACAGCCTGACCTACAACGAGTTGATGGTGCAGAAATACCGCCACAAATTGTTGCAGAATGGCTCAAAGAACAGAAAAAACACTACAACATCATAGCAGGAGCGTTGGATAACTACCGATACACTTTGCTCAAAAGTCCTCTATTGGAGTGTGGATTTGAGTGTGACCGCAAGGGTCTTAATAACTTAAAACTCGTTCGGCCGTCAGATAAAATGCTGGTAGCTCCGCTGATAGCGTCTGATTTTGCAAACCATAAAATCGTATGGGGTGATTCGGCGTTAATGCGTTGGTACACGAACAATACATCTGCAACAGAGGATAAAAATGGCAATATCAGCTACGGCAAAATCGAGCCAAAGTCGAGAAAAACAGACGGCTTTATGGCTTTTGTAGCAGCATATACACAATTAGATTTGCTCAAACAAAGCCAGCCTATTTCAACAGACAATTTTAAAAAATTTTTTAAAGCTATCAGCGTATAGCGTATAAGGTGGTGATATTTTGAATATTTTTAGTTTTTTCCGCAGAAAAATTAAAGCAGCCCCTCAAGAAAATGACAACAGCTTTGATGATAGTTATTCTGCCGCCGAGCAGCGGTTTAGGCTAACAGAGCTTGCACTGTTTACTGCAATTGATTTTATAGCCAAAAGCATTGCCAAGTGCGAATTTGTTACTGTAATTGATAACAAGGAGTACAAAGGTCTTGAATATTATCTGTGGAATTATGCACCGAACAAACATCAAACGAAAGTCGAGTTTTTAACACAGGCGATTTCAAAATTAATTTTTGACAACGAACTGTTAATTATTTCAACTGCTGATAATCAGTTGCTCATTGCAGATAGCTATTGCAAAACTGAATATGCTGTTTTTGATGATATTTTTACAAGTGTAACTTGCCGAAATTTTACATATCAGCGTACTTTTAGTGAAAGTGAAGTAATTTATTTAAAGTACAACAGCTTTGCTCTCAGAGGCTTATTAGCCGAAATGTGCACTACATACGAGCAGCTTATGATGTCTGCTCAAGAGCGCTACAATAAAGCCGTAGGGCATAAAGGTATAGTAACTTTTGAAAACTTCAACTTTGGCGATAAAGATTTTAACGAAATATTTTCTGAAATTCTCGGAAAGCAGTTCAAAAAATATTATGAGTCAAAGAATGCTGTATTACCTGTTTTCAAAGGAATGAAGTATTCAGAGCCTGCAACAGAGGCAGGGAAAACTACAAACAGTGAAATTACCGATATTCAAAAGCTAAGAGCAGAGGCATATGCAACTGTTGGAAACGCTTTACACATTCCGCCGGCTATTCTTAGCGGCGAGGCATCTATGCTTTCAGACGCTATGGATTGTGCTATTGCAAATGCTGTAGATCCTCTTGCTCAAATGTTCGAGCAGGAAATCACAAAAAAGAAATTCGGAAATTCCGAATTTCTAAAAGGCAATTATATGCTTATTGATACAACAACAGTTAAGCATATAGATGCGATAAGCAATGCAAATAACCTTGACAAATCAATAGCAAGCGGTGTTATTTCCCCTGCCAAGGCTCAAAAGTATTGTAATATGCTGCCTTGCGAAGAAGAATGGGCACAGAAATATTACATTACAAAGAACTATCAGACATCAGATGAGGTGTTGAAAGGTGGTGAAACTCAGTGAAAGAAAGAAACTACAAAATCAAGCAGATTGCGGATGAAAATGTCTTGCAAATCTATTTGTACGGTGAAATTGAACCGGGGTATTTAGACTGTTGGGGTTATTACTATGGTTCAACTACAAGTGCAGAGTATATCCGAAAAGCCATTGATAAAGCAGGAACTATTAACAGTATTGAACTGTATATCAATTCTATCGGTGGTTATGTTGACGAAGGTGTTGCTATTTACAATCTGTTAAAAAGGCAGAATGTACCTGTTACTGCGTATATTGACGGTATGGCGTGTTCAATCGCAAGTGTAGTAGCTATGGCAGCGGATAAAATCATAATGCCGTCTAATACAACTATGATGATTCATCACGCTATCGGTGCTTGTTGCGGTAACGCTAAAGAACATAGAGAATATGCAGAACAGCTTGATAAAATCAGCGAAGCAAGCACTAATTCTTATCTCGTACACGCAGGTGATAAACTTACGAGAGAAACCCTTGAACCACTGCTTGACGCTGAAACATTCCTTACTGCACAGGAGGCGCTCGAACTCGGCTTGTGTGATGAAATTCTTGACCCTGTTGACTTAACGGATTCAAAAGAAGTTGTTGAACAAGCAGAACAGAGAAAAAATCCTAAAGCAAAACAAGCAGCGGCAGAACTCACGAAAATGCTCGGTAAAAAGCCGCCACAGGAACCAAACACCACTCAGCACGAAAAAGACAGCTTTGATTTTTTTGAAACATTTTTCAAAAACAAAAATTATTTATAAAGGAGATTAAAAATGAAAAATCTTGATTTTATTAACAATGCAAAAACAAATTTTGCAAAGCAGTTGAAGGAAGCGTTCGCAGACAAAGACGAAGCTAAGATGACATCTGCGTTTGAGCAGTACGCTACAAGTCTTCAGCAGACTATTATTGACACAGCAGCAGAAGTAGGTGCAACTGCTGACAATGCCATTCTCGCCAAAAGGGGTTTCAGACAGCTTACATCGGCGGAACAGAGCTTTTACAATAACATTAAGACAGCTTCAAAGGCTGTTGATGTTAAGCAGAGCCTTGCAGGTCTTGATGTAACTATTCCGCAGACTGTAATTGATACAGTTCTCGAAGACATTTCAAATGAGCATCCACTTCTTGATGCTATCAATATTGAAAACACTTACGGCTCAGTGAAAGCAATTTTTGCAACTGATACAAAACAAATGGCGGCTTGGGGCGCTCTTAATTCTCAGATTGCACAGGAGCTCGCTGGAACCATTGAAGAAAAAGACTTCTCAACATCAAAGCTTACAGCATTTATTCCTGTTCCAAAGGATATGCTTGAACTCGGAGCTACATACATTGACGCTTATGTTCGCAGAATTCTTGCTGATGCTCTTGCTTACGGACTTGAAGACGGTTTTATCAATGGTGACGGCAAGAACAAGCCTGTGGGTATTCTCAAGAATATTAACGGCTCAGTAACCGCAGGTGCATATCCTGACAAGACGGCGACTAAAGTTACAAAACTCGATATTAAGTCATATATGCCTCTGATCGGTAAGATTGCAAAAGGCAAAGGCGGCAAAACCAAGTCAGTGCCGTTTGTTGACTTAATTGTCAATCCTGTTGATTACCTCACCAAGGTTATTCCTGCAACTACTGTTCTCGCTACTGACGGTAGCTATAAAAACAACATTTTTCCTTATCCTACACGAGTATTTCAGTCTGAAATGATTGCAGTAGGTACTGCTGCTCTTGGCCAGCTTTCTAAATACAAAGCCTGCGTATCGACAGGCAAGGGCGGTAAACTCGAATACTCTGATCAGAACCAGTTTCTCGAAGACAATCGTGTATACACAATTAAAACATTCGCAACAGGTTTCTCGTATGATGAAACTGATTTCTTAAAGCTTGATATCAGCGCTCTTGAACCGCTCGCTATCGAGGTTACTCTCAATTCTAAATCATCAGCATAATAAGCAGGAGGTGTTGAATTATGGCACAGTTAATTGATGATGTGATTAATATGCTTGATTTTGACAGCGAACACATCAAAACTGACGATAGCGCAAAATCAAAAATTAATATCATAATTGAAAATGGCAAGCAACACCTCCGCTCTTTCCATCCTGCCTTAACTGATGAGGATTTCATACGCTCTACAAGAGCAAGAAGTTTGTTGTTTGACTACTGCCGATATGCTTACAGCAACGCAACAGAACAGTTTGACAACAACTTTGCAGCGGATATTTTGATGTTAAGGCAAGAATATGAGGTAAAAGCTTATGGCTCAAAGTGATATTAAGTTTTTGACATTTAATGACGGTGTAGCTTTTGTTTTTGATACAGACGAAAACGATACTATTATTGCTAACACAGCACGAAAGTATCGCTTTGGCAACGAAAAAGTCGGAGTTACTCGTTATTACGGCGCAAAACAAAATGATATTGAATTATCAAAAGTGATACATATACATTGTGATGAGAAAATTCAGCCGGATATGGCTTTGGTAATTGACTGCACAAGATACAAAATTGAGCAGGTTCAGCATGACAGATGCAAAAATCCGCCTTGCACTATTTTATCTTTATCTCAGAGAGGCTTATACAAGGAGAAAGCAAATGACTTTTAAAAATTATGACGAATTTGTCGGCTTACTTGAAACTTGCAACTTCAAAGTTGCCGAAGCTGATTTTAGCAAACCGGTTGAAACTCCATTTATTGCTTATTTCAAAGATGAAGATAAAAATGTATATGCAGACGGAAAAGTTATTTTTACTTTATATAGCAAGATTGATATTGAGCTATATACAGACAGAACAGACCATGCAAGCGAAGAAAAATTTGCAGAATGGCTTAATAGCAATAATCTTGTTTGGAAAAAGACTAATCGAGCATGGATTGCGGCAGAAAAAATGTGCGTATCATATTATGAAGTAAGAGTTGATTACAAAATATGAGCAACAAAAAATGTGGTATCGACAGAATCGGCGAAACTATATCTCGTGAAGTTGCAGGATATACGGCAGACATACAAATGGGTGTTATACATCTTGTTGATACTAAAGCAGATGAGCTTAAAGAAGCAATTAAAAAAGCAGCACCTGTTGGCAAAAGAAAAAAATATCGCAGGTCGTTCAAAGTAAAAGTTACAAACGAACTTAATGCTTACTATGAAAAGACGGTCTTTGCATCAGGCAAAGAATACAGGCTTACACACTTGCTCGAAAAACCTCACGCAAGCAGAAAAGGCGGAACTGTAATGCCAAAAGTGCACATTGCTCCTGCAAGCGAGCAAATTCACAAAGAATTTGAAAACGAAGTTAAAAAACTAATTCTCTCTTCAAAGGCAATGGGTGGAGGAATTAAAAGAAAATAACGAAGGAGATTATCTTATGAACAAAACAATCGCAAAAGTAGGCTATGCTATGCTTACAGAAACAACAGAAGGCAAAATTACATATAGCGAGGTTAAATGGTTTAAGTCAGACAAAGCAGGCGGCAGAACAGTCGGTGCAGAGCCAAGTGGTGAATCAACTACCGTATATGCAGACGGTTTGCCTGTTATAGTTGCAAATAACAATGCAGGCTACAACATCAGTCTTGAGCTTATTGCTATCGTTGATGACATTGAAAAGGACTGGTACGGCAATGCTGAGGCAACCGAAGGTGGATTTATCGAAACAGGCGGAATCAGCGTATTGCCTCGCTTTGCTTTGCTTGTTGCTAAAGAGCGTTATGACAGCGACAAACTCTATGAAATTGACACATACTTCGACTGCGTTGCATCTACAAGAGCCACACGCAACGATAAGACATCAGAGGGTAACTTTGATCCGCAGTTTCCGACATTTACAATCACTTCAAAACCACGCCCGGACAATGATTTTGTAAGATATACTTCGTACGAAGACACATTGCCGACAGCAGTTGTAACACCGACAGTTAAAGGAGCAGAATAATGGACAAAACGCTTACAATCGGTGACAGAAAGCTCGAAGTTGAAGTAACAGCATATACTATGCTTATCTACGAAGATAATTTTAAAGGACACAGCTTTCTCAAAGATGTAGATATGTTGACAGCTAATCCAAATAAAGTACAGTACAGCTCAACTGTGCGCATTTTATGGGCAGCGGCTAAATCTGCAGACGATACAATAAAACCAATCAAAGAATTTTCAAAGCAGTATAGCATTGGAGAAGTAATATCAACAGCACAGCCCCTTGTTGACCTCATTGTAGAATCACTGAAAACAAGCTCAAAAAAAGCGACAGCGGCAGCAGTCTGAGAGTACAAATGACGGCACAGGAGATTTTATCCTATGCCGTCAAATGCGGTCTGACTGTCGCTGACATAAAAATTTTTTCGATTGGTTTTATTTTAGATTACATTGATACTTACTACAAGCTCAAAAACAATCAGAACATACACGCTGATGAAGAAAAATACTTGAAACTTAAATCAGTGTTGTCGTTCGTTGAAGAAAAATACAACAGCGGAAATATTACTTATCAGCAATATTCTGAATGGATGAGTGATTACAAAAGATTGGAGGATATATATGGCGTCAACTATTAAAGGTATTACAGTTAAAATTGCAGGCGAAACAACGGACTTGCAAAAAGCGTTGAAGAATATACAATCCTCTTCACGCTCATTGCAAGCGGAATTGAAAACTATTAACAGTCAGCTTAAATTTGACCCTGACAATACAGTCTTGCTCACGCAAAAGCAAGATGTTCTGCGTGAACAGATTAAAAGCAGTACATCTGCTCTCCAAGAGCTTAATGAAGTTAAAGAGCAAGTTGAAGAACAAGCTAAAAACGGCGAAATATCTGCGGATCAGTTTAGAGCATATCAGCGTGAAGTTGAAAAAACTAAAAGTCAGCTTGAAAACTTTGAAAAGCAGCTTGCCGATACAGAGGCGACAGCAAAAGCGGTCAATATGAAATCGCTTGAGGGCGAAATGAGCGATGTCAGAGCAGAAACAAATAAAACCGCTGACGAATTTAAAAACCTTGAAGATAAGAGCCAAAAAACCGATTTAAGCAGCTTTAAAAAAGAGCTTGACGATGTAAAAAGCTCAGCTTCAAATCTTAAAGATGTTATCTCTGACACAGCGGCAGGAATTGGCTCTGTATTAGGTGTAGCAGGCGGTTCAGCCGTAGCTGCAATAACAAGCGCAAATAGTGAAAAGAAAGCTCTCAATTCATTACAGGCACAAACAGGCTTAACGAAAGACGAACTGCTCAAGTACAAAAGTGTAATTAATGACATATACAAAGATAACTTTGGCGAATCGCAAGAAGAAATCGCCGATACTCTTGCAAAAATTAAGCAGGTTACGAGTGAAACAGACCCGAGCAAGCTTAAAGAAATGGCAGGAAACCTATATACTCTGCAAGATACTTTTGATGGTTTTGATATAAATGAAACATTAAGAGGTATAAACGGATTAGTGACTAATATGGGACTTTCTGCCGAAGATGCGTTCGATTTAATCGTAAAAGGTGCTCAAAACGGCTTGAATTATAGTGGAGAACTTGCAGACAACCTTGCTGAATACTCTCAGATATGGGGACAAGCAGGTTTTTCGGCTGAACAAACTTTCAGTATTCTTGAAAACGGTACAAAAAACGGTGCTTATAATCTCGACAAAGTTAATGACTTTGTAAAAGAGTTCACAATATCATTATCTGACGGCAGAATTGAAGAAAATCTCGGCAGTTTTTCAGAAGACACTGCAACATTATTCAATAAATGGAAAGACGGTAAGGCAACCGCAGCGGATGTTTTCTATTCTGTAATAAAAGATTTAAAGAACGCAAAAACAGACCAAGAGGCGCTAACAACAGCCTCAAATGTGTGGTCGAGCCTCGGTGAAGATAATGCGCTGAAAGTTATAACTTCGCTCGGTGATGTTAATGACAGCTATAAAGATGTTGAAGGTTCAATGCAAAAAATCAGAGACATTAAATACGATGATGTCGAGTCGGACTGGGAAAGCCTCGGAAGAACGATAAAAACAGATGTTATAAATCCTGTCGGCAAATCTCTTTTTCCCGAAGTAAAAAAGCTTTGTGATTTCACTTCCAAGAATACCGATAAGATTATTCCGATTTTGAAAACAGTCGGCTCTCTTACTGCAGGCATTTGGATAGGCAAGAAAACATCGGCAGTAATTACAGCTACATCACAGCTTGTTAATTCTTATAAAGTGTTAAAAACAGCTACTGAAGGGGCTGCTTTAGCTCAAGAGGGCTTAAATCTTGCACAAAAAGCTAATGCTATCGGTGCTGTAGTATCAATAGCGACAACACTCATAGGCACTATCTATGCTTGGAGCGAAGCAAGCCGGGACAATTCACAAGAGTTAGACGAATGGCAAGAGAAAATAGACACTGCAAAAGAAAAAAACAAAGAACTTACAGACAGTTATCAAAATTTTATTGATAAACGAAACGAATCTGTGAATAAAGCAGCAAGCGAAAATCAATATTACGATAACTTGTGGGAAGAGCTAAAAAAAATAGTTGACGAAAGCGGTAAAGTGAATGCGGGCTACGAAGACAGAGCAAAATTCATCACTACAAAGCTTGGGGATTTAACCGGAACAGAAATAAAATTGAATGGCGATGTTATAGAAAACTATCAAGAGCTTAGAGACACTATTCAGGAAGTTATCGACAAGAAAAAAGCTAACAATATTCTATCTGCATATGAACCAAATTACAATGAAGCTGTTACAAATACAGAAACGCAGAAAAAAGCAATTGACAGTGCGCGTTCTGAATATAAAAAAGCGCAGGAGGAAGTTACTAAAGCGCAAATTGACTATAACAAGTCTGTCACTGACTTAATGATACTCGAACGAAGATTAAAATCCGAGCCTGAAAATGCTCCAACCGCATCAAAAGTGTGGCAGCTACGAGAAGAAGTTAGTAAGAAAAAAAGCGCATTAGATTCAGCCAAGAATCAAGAGCAAATAAAAAAGAATGATGTTTCAACTGCAAAAAAACAACTTCAAGAATATCTTGCAGTTATCGACAATTATGAAAATCTACAAACTGCAATTTTAGATGAAAATGAAGAAAATACTTCTGATGCACTAAGAAAAATTCAAAATGATTTTATAACTGCAAAAGCAGGAACAGAAGAAACACTTAGGCAACAATGCGTAAACTATCGTATGAGGTTTACTGAAATTCAACAAGCAATTGCAGAAGGAAAAACAGATTACTATACTGCTGACGATCTTACTAATATACAATTACTTTTACAAGCAGCAGAAGATGAATATAGCAAATATTGTCAAAATTCGCTTGAAACAGGAGAAAAAGCAACAAGTAATGTAGCTGAGGGTATTGATAAAAATTCTGTAACGGTATATGAATCAGCTAATAAAGTATCAAAAAAAGGTACATCAGGTTTTGCAAGTGACAAATATGAAAGAGTCAAAATAGGCAGCAAAAGTGTTAACGATTACGCATCAGGTATTGACGGAAACAGTGGCATTGCAAGAGAAGCTGGAGTAAGAATTGGTAAAAGCACTCGCAGTGGTGTTAGAAGTATATCTCTGTTCAACACAGGTAATAATTTTGTTCAAGGTTTTATTAATGGTATTTCGTTGGGCGATGCTATTAAGAATGTATGGAGCACAGCTACAGGCATAGGCGGCTTAGCGTTGGGAGCGGTCAAGAAAATTCTTGGTATTAATTCGCCTTCAAAGGAAGCTAAAAAAATTGGTAATTATTTTACAGAGGGCTTAGCGATTGGTATTAGCGGTAACAAAAGCAAGGTGAGGTTAAGCACAGAAAGTATTGCGAGAGATATGCTTGGCAGCTTTGATTTTAACGAAACAGTCGGCTATATTAATGTGCTGAATGATAAGTTCAATAACATTAAAAGTTTAGACCATACCGCATCAAGTACAACAAATAAAGTAATCACAAATGCTCCAAGAGTTGCTCTTTATGGAAATGTCAACATAAATAATGATTTAGATATTGACGACTTCAATGAGCGTGTTTCTCACGCAGTTATAGATACTCTGAACCAAGAATGTTAAGGAGGCGGATTATATGCACAACTTAGAATACAACGGTACAAGCCTGCGCAAACTCGGATTTTGCATAGCAAATGCACCTTTTTATCATATATCAAACAGAAAATTTGAGATAGTTGACATATACGGCAAAGACGGAGGAATAATCGCCGATAACGGTTTCTATGAAAATATTGATGTGTCGTATGAAATAAACAGCTTGCCTTGGCTTGTTTACAACGATACTCAAAGTTTGATTCGTATGCTTGCAGAAGAATTTGCAAATTTTGACGGCAAATACAAAGAATTACGAGATACATATAACACGGGATATTATGCAAAAGCTATATGCAAAAGCATAGATAAAATAGAATATAAGGCAGACAAATGTGTATCAACTATTCTTAATTTTACAAGACAACCGTTTTGGTACAGTGATGAAGGGCAAAAAACAATATCTTTTAGTGCAGTGGCAAACTCTCAAAAAGAAACTGAATTCTATGTTTATAACCCCGAAAAGTTCTCTGCAGAGCCGTATTTTTGTATTTATCACTCACAAGATTTAACACTTGATGTTAATAATACACAAATCAAAATAAAGGCTGCTTTTGTTGACAATGAAAATTTAATTGAACTTGATTCTGAAATGCAATCTGCATTTTGTGACATAACAGATATGAACGCATACATATCTTGCACAAGCTTTCCTGTTTTTACTTCGGGCTGGAATAAAATTAAAGTAATTTCAGAAAAAGAAAATGCGTTCAGTAAAATTAATATCATTCCAAGATGGAGGCGATTATAATGTTTCCTCTGCTGTATGATAACGCTCAAAATTCAACAAATGCTTTCGACTATAACGGCTATGGCTTTATTACAGAATGCACAGAATTTAAAGTTACAGAAGAACGAAACGGAGCGTATACATTTCAAGCGAAAATCAAAGGCACTGACAGATTGATTGATAAGATTAAAAACGGAGCGTACATAAAAGCAAAAGCAAACTCGCATGACAATCCTCAACTCTTTTACATCGAGAAAATCGAAGTTGATAAATACGGAGATATGACAATTTCAGGAAGTCACATATCACGATTATTCTTCCAAAACGGTACAGTTCCGATGTATTATAACTATTCAGAAGTGAATTCCCCATCAGCAATTATGTCAAATCTTCAATATGAAGTATGGTACTCAGATGCACCATACAGTTGGTTTAATTTCTCATCTAATATTGGAGTCAAAAAAGAATTTTCACTCGGGTTTAACTCGGCAGAAACATTTGAGAATATTTTACTTAACGAAGAAAACGGATTGACGGCAGTATTTAAAGCAGAATTGCTCTGTGATAACTTCAACATCAATTTATTGTTAAAACGAGGCACAGATACTCACCGTATTGCATTTGGCTCTAATATATCTGAATTTAAACAAGTTAATTCGATTAATGAATATTACACGCACATCATGCCATACGCAGAATGCGAAACAGCAGACGGCAAAAAAGTAACAGTTACAGCTACTGAACCTTACCTTACAAATCTAAATGCGACTTTAAAGAAAACATATCTGTTTGATTGTTCAAGTAAAATAACAAGAACTAAAGTCGATCCACAGACTGGTTATAACTTCAGCGAAGTAAGAACTATGCTTGAAGACGCAGTTAAAGAATATTTACAAGATGCAGAACAAATAGCTGAATATGTAAATATAACAGTCACTCTTGAATCTGAACTTGAGGCGCTGAAAAATTGCAGCCTATGTGACAAAGTGGCAATAATTAATAAAGATGGTTCAGAAATTGAAAGCAAAATCACAAAAACAGTATATGACAGCATTAGCGAAAAATACACAGAAATCGGCATAGGAGAAGTTAATCTCAAGATGTCTGATTTTTTAAAAATCAAAAGGAGATTTAGAAGATAATGGAACTTAAACATATTCCTGCTACAATTGACATCAACAGTCGCAACGAGCAGCGAATTGCAGGTATTGTCAATATTAATGACAAAAAGACAAGATATCTTGATGTAACGATAATTGCAAGTGGAGAAAAACTCGATATAAGCGGTTGCACAGTTACTGCAATTTTTGTTATTGATGATGTTTTAGTCAATAATGCAGTTGATTGCACAGTCACAAACAATATAGTTACTATTCCACTTGAGAATTTCAATGGCAGATATGGATATCTCAGCATAGAACTTAACATTGTAAAAGACGGAACAGTGATTGTAAATACACCTATTCCGCTCAAGATTCAAGTGACTTCTTCTATCGCTGATAGCGCTAAAATTTCAGAGAAAACATATGGAACTATCGCTGAAACAGTTAAAGAAGTGTATGACGCTCGTGGAACATATGAGAATTTGAGCAATAGACTTACTGGCGTTGATAATGAAATAACAGAACTTGATGAAAGCGTAAGTTTAAAGGTTAATCTCAAAGCGGATAAGGCGGATACTCTTGCCGGTTACGGAATTACCGATGCTTACGATAAAACATATCTAAATAAGGCATTAAATAATAAACTTATCAAAATGCCGTTTGATACCGTGCCTGCGGCAAACAGCCCAAATTATGTTACAAGCGGCACTGTGTATAACAGTGTTAATTCGCTTAGGCAGACC